GGGGCCCCTAGAGCCCCCAATCCACTACCGAATGCCCCCGGACCCAAACAGCAAGCGCTCGAAGGAGCGGGCTACGGTCGCAGCCAAGCTCGACCTGCCCAAGGTATTCATCCCCGAGCTGAACGCCGCCCCACCCGGGGAGTCTACGATCCTCCGTAACATCGTCCGCGGGGCCGAAGAGGGCCTGAACGACCCGAAGTTGGACGAGGACTTCAAAGAGGAGCTGAGAGCCCGCAAGGCCAAGGCCCAAGCCCGCCTCAAGGCCCTCGGGGAAGGAGCCGCGTAAATGTTCACCAGCCGGCAAAAGGTGACCGCCCGGCCAGCGCCTAACGGCGCCCCGGTGGAGCTACACCGCAAGTACCGCCCGACCCGTCTGGAGGACGTGTGCGCCCAAGAGGCGGCGGTGGAAGTTATCAAGACCCGCCTGGCCGAGGGCTTCCCGCATGCGGTGGCGTTCGTGGGGCCGTCCGGCTCGGGAAAGACGACCTCCGCCCGCATCGTGGCGAAACTACTGGGCTGCGACCACAAGCTGGATTACCGCGAGATCAATGCTGCCGAGTCCCGCGGCATCGACATGGTCCGCGAGCTGTCGGTCCAGATGCTTACGAAGCCGTTCGCCAAGAGTTCTTGCAAGGTCTACGTCCTGGATGAAGGGCATGCTCTTACACGCGAGGCCCAGTCGGCCCTCCTCAAGCTGCTGGAAGAGACCCCGGACCACGTCTACTTTTTCATCCCCACCACCGATCCCAACAAGCTCATCCCTACCGTACGATCCCGCCTCACGGAGATCGCCTTTCGCGCCATACCCGCCGAAGCCGTCCGGGGTCTAATCCGGCATGTCGCCGGGAAAGAGCGCATCGAGCTCCCCAAGGGCGCCGTCAACACCTTGGCCGACCTGGCGGACGGCAACGCCCGCAGCGCCTTGAAACTACTGGGGCAGGTGGCCGGGCAAGGGGACGTCCAGGCCCGCATCGACGCCCTGCTCAAGCGGGACGCCAGGCGGGCCGCCTTCGACCTGGTCAAGGCCCTGGTCTACGAACGCCCCACCTGGGGCGAGGTCGCCCTGCGCATCAAGGAGTGTGACATCCCGCCGGAGGAGCACGAGAAGTTCCGCCGCCTGGTCCTGTCCGTGTGCAAAACCGAGATGCTAAAAGCGGAAGGGCGTTCGGCGAAGGCTTTCGTCGTCCACCGGACCTTCATGTACAACTGGTTCGACTACCCGCAGTCGGGCCTGGTGGCTGCCTGCTTCGACGCCTGGAACCAGCTACAGCAATGACGGTTTCCCGCGAGACGCTCGCCGGCCTGCTGGACGCCTGGTTCGCCAGCCCGCAGGACTCGTTCCTACTGCTGTTGGTGGCGGATGCCCTGGACGAGCGGGGGCTCCCCGCTCTTGCGAATCAGGTACGCGGGCTGGCCGACCGCAAGCCGTTCGTGTTTACGTTTCACGGTTCTGCCGAAAGCTGGACGGGGGCTTCTTGGCATTTGGGCAGCCCGTCGGTGGGGCGGGAACCGTTCAACGCGCTGCCCGGCGCGGTATTTTCCGCTATGTTCGGTTATCCGACAGTGCAAGGCCCTGGGCGGTGGGCTTTCCGCTCGTACGGCGACCCGAGGAAATCGCTGGATGGGGAGTGGGAGGCGTGGGCCGACTTCGCCCGGGCCATAACGGCTTGGCTACGGGCGGAATTGGCGAAGGAAGTTTCTGTAGGGCCGCCCTTACCAGCCGCCGGGCCCTAGAATAATTTTGCCGCCCGCTTTTTTGAAAGGGAGAAGAATATGCCGAAGGTCGTCGCCGCCAAGCACGTTCGCAAGAAGGACTTCGCCGCCTACGTCAAGGTCCAGCAGGCCGGCCGCTTCAACATGATCACGGAGGCCCGCAGCGCTGCCGCCAGCGCCGGCCTGCCCATGCCGGTGTACATGAGCGTCATCGAGCACTACGACGAGCTGGCCGCGAAGTGGCCCGGCGTCTGCGAGGAAGGGGGTTGAGCTGTGTTTCGCTTCCTGAAAGACTTGGGTAACTACGAGGAGCGTAAAGTCGCCAACACGGAGCTGGACGACGGCACGGTGATCGACACCGCCGCCGTGTCGGACTCCGCCCGGCCCTACGAGACGGGCGTGCAGAGTCCCTTCTACCACGGCGGCAAGTGGGTCATCGTGGAACTGTATGACACGAAGGGGGAGGCGGAAGCCGGCCACGCCCGCTGGGTGGACGTTATGCGGGGCAAGCCGGTGGCGCTGGAAGACGTGACGGAGTGCGAGCTGGAACAACTGGCCCAGGCCCTCGGCGGCACGTGCCGCGGGACCTACGCCCGAAAGGAACTGGATGTTTCCGATGAAGCCCAACCCGAAGAAGCGTAGCACGGGCCCGAAGCCCTCCAAGGAGGAATGCGACCGGGCCATCGCGGCAATGAGTAATCTCCCGCTGTCGTGCGCCGACCGAGCGGTGGTCCTGGAATTTCTCCAAGCAGCCCGCAAGCGCCTGCCTTACGAGCGGACTCTCATCAAGGACAACCCGCCGCCGCTGCGAAAGTACTGACCTAATGCCGAAAGAATTCGTCCTCCTGAAGTTCCCGGTGCCCGCCGAGAACAGGCTGTACCGGCCGTTCTGCTTCCGTTACGCCTACTCCCAGGAAGAGCCCACCAACCCCGACCTTGATTACGACCGGGCGCCGCCGCGGGAAGGCGGCGCCCCGGCCGGTCCCCGCCGCCCCTGGAAGGGGGAAGGGCGATGACCCACGAAGCCGACTACTTCAAGATCAACGACGAGGAGCTGCCGGAGCTTTACGACGACTACCCGGCGGAGTACCACCGCATCGCGGCCGTCAAGAACTCCGCCGCCCGCGACAAGGACGCCGCCGAGGCGCACCAGGCCTTGTGCGTGGACGAGCTGCGGGACGTGGAGCAGCAGGGCAAGGAGCACGTCGAGTACGTGCGGGCGGAGGTCGAGCTGGAGATCCGCCGCGAGTCCACGGACGAGCGCCTCCGCGAGGGGACGGTCGCGGCCATGATTTTGACGGACCCCCGCGTCAAGGCCGCCAAGGCGAAAGCCCACGCCGAGCTCCGCGAGGCCCGCGCCAAGCTGCACGAAGCCCGCGTACGCACGACGGAGGCCAAATACCTGGCTAATGTCACCGAGACGGACATGTGGGCCTGGACCCACCGCAAGGCGTGCATGGAGAAGAAGGCCGAGTTCATCCAGCAAGGGCTCACCGCCCAGCCGAGGTGGAACCGCAGGCCGAAACACGAACGGCGGGCCGCCCACCCCGTAGGGGGGGAAGATGCTTGAATTCCTGGTCCTGGCCGGGGTCGGCCTGTTCCTACTCCTGTTCGTGACCCCGGTACTCACCTACGTCTGCGGCAAGATGTGGCAGTTCGGCGTACTGCAGGCAAAACGACAATTCAAACGCGACCACCCCAACCCCACCAGAGCGAAGGAAGAGGGAAAAGATGAACAAGCGTCAGGAGCAGGAGCGTAGGGCGGAGGCCAAGTCCATCGACATGGACGTTTGGACCGACAAGAAGTCGCCCGGCGGCTGGGAGCCCACCTACTGCGCCTTGCCGCAGGGCACGGAGTTCTTCAAGCTCAAGGAGGAGGGCACCTTCACCATCGACGTGGTCCAGTACACGGCTGGGCCGTTCAACATGGAAGGGGACGAGGGCTACCGCGTCCCCCGCTGCACCTACTTCTCGCACCGCATCCCCACGCCGGACGGCAACCACACGAAGTACCTGTGCTTCGAGACGTTCAAGGACCCGAAGGGCCGCCAGCGGCTGTGCCCGTGCTGCGTGTGGCGCAAGGCCACTTTCGGCGACGCTGACCTCAAGGAGGTCGGCAAGAAGATGTTCAAGCAGGAGTGGGCCATGTGGTGGGTCCGCAACTACGCGGACAAGGAGCTGAAGTTCCGCGTCTTCGACGTGCAGCACGAGAACCGCGGCCAGGGCTTCGGCGAGCAGATCAAGCAGGCCATCGGCATCGACCGCCGCCGCAAGAACTTCGCGGCCCCGGACGGCAGCCACACTTTGGTCCTGGTCACCAAGGAGAACTACTGGCCGGGCGGCAAGTTCTACCCGATCACCCGCATCGAGTTCGTGGACCGCAAGGACACCTACGACCTGGACCTGCCCGACAAGCTGCCGCAGCTGGACCGTTACCTGTTCCCGTGCCGGCCGCCGGCTTTGAAGGGCAAGTTCCTCCAGGACTATACGGAGGAGGACTGGGCCGCCTGCCAGGAGGAGATGCGGGCCATTCTGGAGGGGCTGGGCGGGGTGGCCGTCGGCGGCAAGAAGCAGGTGACGGTGGACCAGCTTTTCAAACCGCCTCCTACCCACCCCAAGGCCCCGGCCTCTGGTAACATCCCCGCCGCCCGCAAGAGCCAGTTGTCGGCGGAGGAGCTGGGCCTGGCCGTCGGGGACCACGTCGCCTACGAGGGCGAGGAGGCCGAGATCATCGAGCTGTACGAGGACGGCACGGCGGACCTTATCAAGGTCACGGACGACCCGGAGGAGGCCGAGGACTGGACGGCGGTGCCCCTGACCGAGTTGGGCAAGCTGGCGAAGAAGCCGACCAAGCCCGCAGCAGCCCCCGTGAAGGCCGCTGCCCCAACGGCCCCCGACGAGGACGACGAGGAGGAAGAAGACTACGAGGACGAGGAAGACGAAGAGGAGGACGAAGCTCCGCCCAAGCCCAGGCGGTCCCGGCGGTAGTCAAAGAGGTAGGGGACCGGGCGAGGTCCTTTGACCTCGCCCGGTCCCCCCAGGTACGAAAGGAGCTCTAGGTTGGCGATGCGCATGAACAACATCCAGATGACCACGACGGTGGTCCGCAAGGACCTTTTGGCGAAGCTGAAAGAGAACCTGTCGCGGCACGCCCAAATCGTCAAGGAGGCCCGCGAAGGCTACGTCCAGCAGGCCCGCAAGGCCCTGGAGGCTCGGCTGCGGGATATCCTCGAAGGGAAGTGCGTGGCCCTCACCTTCCTCCTGGACCCGCCGGCGGACTACACGGAGGTCTACAAGAACTCCATCGAGATGCTGGAGTGGAACACGCAGGACCAGGTGGTCTTGGAGGCGGACGAGTTCCGCCAGCTGGTGCGGGACGAGTGGGACTGGATGAGTACCTTCCTGGCCTCCAACAAGGCGTACTCTGTCAGCGCCACCCGCATGTCCGACGAGAAGGGCTTGTGATCATGGTCACGGACGCCGACGCCATCAAGCGTAAATTACGCTCTCCGAAAGCCCCGGAGCCAGGCCCGGACTACAGCAAGGGGTTGAGTAGCGGTAGCACGCTACTCAACCTGGCCTGCTCGGGCCGGTATAACGTCGCCTACCTGCCGGGCGGCTACCACTACTTCGTCGGGGACACACACAGCGGCAAGTCCTGGCTGAGTATGCTGACCTTCGCAGAAGCGGCCCTCAACCCGCACTACGCCCGGCACCGCTTCGTCTACGACTCCACGGAGAACGGCGCACTCATGGACGTACGCAAGTTCTTCGGGCCGGCGGTACTGGACCGGCTGGAGCCGCCCGCCGGCGGCCCCGCCGCCCCGCAGTCCTCGACGACGGTGGAGGACTTCTACTTCAACGTGGACGACGCCCTCAAGGACAAGCGCCCCTTCATCTACGTACTGGACAGCATGGACCCGCTGGTGGCCAAGGCCGAGGAGGAGCGTTTCGAGAAGGCCAAGAAGGCCCGCCGTGGCCAGGCCAAGGAGAAGGAGGCCGGCAGCTACAACACGGACCGCCCCAAGCAGAATAGCGCCTTGATCCGCAACGTCTTCAACAAGCTGAAGGTCAGCGAGTCCATCCTCATCATCATCTCCCAGACCCGCCAGAACATCAGCTTCGGCGCCCAGTTCAACCCGCGGACCCACTCCGGCGGCGACGCCCTCACCTTCTACGCCAACCTCAAGTTCTGGACTTCCGTCAAGGAGCATCTGTACGCGGCCTACAAGGGCAAGAAGGTGGAGCAGGGCATCGTCTGCAAGGTGGCCGTCAAGAAGAGCCGCATGGCCGGCCGGGCTCGCACCGTCTTCGTCCCCATCTACCACAGCAGCGGCCTGGACGACGTGGGGAGCATGGTGGACTGGCTGGTGGAGTGGAAGCACTGGAAGGCGAAGGGCGACGAGGAGGACCGCCGCAAGGTCCGCGTCACCGCCCCGGAGCTGGGCCTGGAGGACTGCCCCCGCGAGAAGGTGGTGCGGGCCGTCGAGGAGGCCGGCAAGGAGGAGCAGCTGCGCATGCTGGTGGCTAGTGTGTGGAACGACATCGAGGAGGCGGTGTCCGTGAGGCGCAAGCCGCGTTACGGGCAGGCCGTTACGCAAGTGGACGGGGGAGAGGAGGCGGCAGGTGAGTGAGGAAAAGGTGGTGGTATTCTCGCGGTTGCTGACGTCGGAAGATTCGACCGGCTCCGCTGGCATGTACCAGTCGTTCCGGGCGGGGGAAACCTACGCCGAGGCGTGTAGGAATGATTCGCCCTCTGGGCTGGTGTTTCGGGAATCGTCCGGTATCCAGCCGTACCTGGACAACTTCTACCCGAGGGTTGCGTACAAGGGCGCGGGTACTGCGGTGAAAGTGTGGGCCAAGGAAGTCTCCGGGGCGGCCCCCTTCTGCATTTGCAGGCAAGACCCGCCTACGGCGAATTGTCTGTTCTTCTTCTTCAAGAAGGAAGCAGCTATCCAGCCTTGGCTGGACGAGCACCGTCCCGGCACGAAGTACATGGGCTTGCTGCCCGAAGAGGCCAAAGAGGAGGAAAAGGTGGAGAAAAAGCCGGAAGTCTACCTGCGGCGGGCGACTGCCGCGGAGCGTTCTGGCCATAGCCTGGCCGATCGGGAATTCATCGTCTGCCTGGCGGACGGCACGGTGGGGGACCGCACGCCCCCGCTCAACTTCCGCTACGGAACCACGGCCGAAGGCCGCGACCACCTGACCAACACGCACTGCCATTCGTGCGTCTACAAGGGTAGGCTGCCCGAAGCGCCCGTAACTTCGCCCGACCCCCGCTGGCTGCCCGGCGCCGAGGTCCGGACCGGCGGTTACTACTGGCACCGCTTCGACGACACGCGGCCGCCGAGCAGCTACACGGTGTACTGGGTGGACGGCGGCCGCTACCACGGCACGACAGGGTCGAGCGGCGACCTCAAGGCCTCCGCGGGCGAATGGTGGGGGCCGCTGCCCCCGCCTGGGGCGACGCTTCGAGCGCCCCTGCCCGAGGTGCTGTGGACGCATGACAGGCCGACTTCCGACGGCTACTACTGGTACGAGGCGGACGACGCCATCCGCAGCATTTGCATCCAGCGGGTGGAAGGGCAGTTCGCTTCCGACACCTACGGCGTGCTGTGCCGCCACCTGGACTGGCTGAAGGGGCGCTGGTGTGGCCCGGCCGGCCCGGGGGCCCCGCTTCCGCCCCCGCCGAAGGCCCCGCCGGCGTGGTCCGCGACTCCGCCCACGCAGGACGGCTTCTACTGGCTCCGCATCAAGGACGACGACCGCCTAGGTCCCCTTGTTGTCAGGGCTGTACTGAAAGACTGCCTGGCCGTGACCGCCGACTTTGGGACGATTCCCTTCACCACGCTCGGGGCCGAATGGCTCGGCCCGATCACGCCGGAAGTCTCCCCGCGTCGGTCGGACGTTAGCGTGGACCTCCACACTGTTTCTACCACTGCCTTGGAGGCCGAGCTGAAGCGGCGGGCGGCCGCCGCGAAAGAGGAGGAAGCTCGTAAGGAGGCGGCCCGGTGCGCCGCCCGGGAAGCCCGCAAGGTAGAGATCGAGTGCCGCAAGTGTACCAATGCTTACGGCATCCGCATAGCCAGTTGTTCGCCGTGCCCCGACTGTGGGAATACGGGCCGCGTCACCGCCTGGCTCACGGAGCCCGAGACCGATGGCTAAGGGCCCCGCCTGGGAAAGAATTTTTTGCCGCATGCTCAGCGAGTGGTGGTCCGGCGGCCCGTGCGACGACGACCTGTTCTGGCGTACGGCCGGGTCCGGCGGCAAGGCCACCCGCCGCACCGCCTGCGGGAAGAAGACCAGCGCTAACCACGGTGACATCACCGCCACGGACGAGCGGGGCGCCCCACTGATCAGGCTGTTGTACGTGGAGACGAAGCGGGGCTACGGCTCCTCTTCGCTCCAGGACCTTCTGGACAAGCCGGCGCACCGCAAGAACGCCTACCGCGAGTGGATCGCCAAGTGCGAGGCGGGGGCGAAGGCGTCGGGGGCGCCGTGGTGGCTGCTGGTGGTACGCAGGGACCAGCGCCGGGCTGTCGCGGTCATGCCAGAGTCCCTTCTGGTGGAACTGTGCCCGGGCGAGGCGCGGCAAATGACCAAACTCACCTGGTTTGAAACTTCTGGCAAGCAGCTGGTGGCCGTGTCCTTGGAAGACTTTTTCGCCGCCGCCGGCCCGGAGGCCGTCCGGGCCGCCGTGAGGAGGTACGGGCTCGATGAACTGGGGCGAACGCAAGCGCCTGCCTAACCGGCGCCACTCCTGGCAGCAAAAGTTGAAAGTACATGGCAACATGGGCAGCTTGACCGTCCACCTGGGCGTGGGCGAGCACGAGGACGGGCGGATAGCCGAGATCTGGTTCGATTCCAAGCAGCCCACGTCCTTCGCCCGCGGCGTGCTGGAGGCGTTCGCGGGCGTCGTCTCCATCGGCCTCCAGTACGGTGTGCCGCTGCAGGAGTTCGTGGACTACTGCAAGGACTTCGAGTTCGAGCCGGCGGGGGCCCTGGAGGGGGACGTCGCCGTCACGGAGTGCAAGTCCATTTTGGACGCGGCCTTCCGCGTCCTCGAGGACGTGTACTTGAAGCCGCCGGAGGTGAAGATCTAATGCCGCTCGACGTGCGTACTTTGGGGCTCATGCGGGAAGCCTTCGCCGGCCAGTCGTGTGCCGTGTGCCAAGGCCCGGCGGACCGCCTTTTGCTGGGGGGCTTCTACTGCCACGACCACGCCCCGCCGAATTGCGGCGGGGGCCGCCGCGTGGAAGTCGTGCGGGCCCGCGAGCCGAAATGGGAGCGAAGGCAATGAAGAAGGCCGACAAGAGGAAGTCTGCGGGTAGGAGTACCCGCGCCAGAAGGGGGAAGAAGATGAGTACGCTGGACGTGCCGGGGGCCAACCCGGCGAACGCGGACGAGCTCCGGGCCGGCTGCTGGGCCGAGGCGCCGGACGGGTCGATGCTGTACGTCAAGGGGACGGAGAACGACCAGGTCATCTACGAGCTCTACGACCTGGCCACGGACCCGGTGGTTTACTACCAGGACGCCATGCGCAGGGAGGACTTCGAGAAGGCGTTCTCCCGCCCCCCGACGGGCACGGCCTCGGACGACTGGACCTGGAGGGACAAGTCCCCCATGCCGTGGTCGAAAGTCATGAAGACCTTCGACCGCCCCCGCCCGCAGCACGCCGACGTCGTGGACACCTTGTCGGCCGCGGCCCGCGTGGCCCAGTCCCTGCGGCTGCGGGCGCAGCGGCTGCACCCGGAGACGGTCGCCCCGCGGGCGGAGACGGAGGCCCCCCGCCCGGCCCGCTCGATTTTGGAGCGCATCCAAAGGGCCCTGGACGTGCTGTTCAAGGAGTAGCCGATGGTGGACGAGCCGATGCCGCTGGAGCCGGTGCGGACGGAGATCTACTGCCACTCATGCGGCAAGGTCTTCGTCGCCGAGCTGGACACGGGTATCGCCGGCGACCACGAGATCATCTGCCCCGTCTGCGACCACTCGCATTTCCGTACGGTCAAGGAGGGGAAGGTGACGGAGGGCCGCTACTCCTCGGACAGCAAGCCAACCGTCCGCGTGTCGGGGCGTAGCTGCTGGCGGTCGTCCGTGATCGCGGCCCGCACCTCCACGGTATCCGCTTACATCCGCGAACGCTGGCTGCAGCGGAGCGACTTCAACGGGAGGTAGGCCGATGGCGATGACGCTAACGAACACCGGCCCGGCGACGGTTTCGGTGGGTGCCGGCGGCTTCGCGACGATTTCACCGAACGCCCCGACTGGCTGGACCCTGGCGACGAGCAACGCGTCTTTCTCTACTATTGCCAACTTCGTGGACTATACGACGGGGATGATCTCTTACCGCACCGTCGAAACGGTCGCGGACGGGAGGCTGTCCGTCGGCCGCGAATATGCGTTGCCCGACGGCTCCAAGCTCACTCTAGACGCCCAGGGAAATTACCGCCTGGACGACAAGGACGCCAAGGTGGTCTACAAGGGCAACCGCGTCCGCGAGTTCTCGCCCTACCTCAACGCCAGTGACCTGATCGCCAAGTTCGTGGAGTACGCGGGCACGTTACGGGTGCGGCAGGACGAGGTGTTGGGACTACCCCTCGAACTCTTCGTCAACTGGCTCGTGATCGAGGCGGCCGAGCGCGACGGCGACCCCGTGCCGGAAACGGTCGAACGGCTGCCTACGCACCCCCGCCTGCGGAACGAGCTGCAGCCAAAATGCCTACGGTGCGGTCGTTACGTGCCGCGGGCCTACCACCGTCGCCGCTTCGATTTCTGCTCGCCGGAACACGGGGCGGAGTACGCCCGCCGGCTGATGAAGGCGTTGCCGCCGCCCGCCGAGGTCAGGGGAGGTTTGGACGATGAGATGTAGTAATCCAGCCTCTGCGGGCGGCCAAAGCAAGCTATTATGTATTGAGTGCGATGATAGCAAGACGATCAGAATGCGGACGGGTCCGGGAACCTATCAGAATTGGCCTTGCCCTTATTGCTGTCAGCGTGAATATTGCGACCTTCTAATAGATCACTGCAAAAATCTTGGAGTGATTCCGAAGGAAGCTTGATTTGATGGCCGTCGAATACTTGATCCTCCGCGACTTCCAGAAGCACCGCCGCCGCAAGGTCGTGCTGTCCCCGCGAATCACCACGTTCGTCGGGAGGTCGGATCTTGGCAAGTCGTCCTTCCTGCGGGCCCTGCGCTGGCTGGCCCTCAACCGGCCGGGCGGCGCCGGCTTCGTCAACTGGGAAGCGGACAGTTGTCGGGTGACGGCGGGCGTGGACGGGAAGGTGGTGCGGCGGGGCAAGGGTAAGAAGGGCAACTACTACAAGGTCGATGGCGACAAATACGTCGCCTTTGGCACGGAGGTCCCAGCCGCCGTCCGCGACCTGTTCCGCGTGGACGAGTACAACTTCCAGCGGCAGCACGACCCGCCCTTTTGGTTCACGCTGTCGCCGGGGCAGGTGAGTAGGGAGCTCAATTCGGTCGTCAACCTGGAGCAGATCGACGCCTCCCTGGCCTACCTGGCCGCGGAAGCCGCCCGGGCGAAAGGGACGATCGGCCTGGTCCAGGAGCGACTCACGGCGGCCGCGGCCAAGGTGGAGGCGCTGGCCTGGGTGGAGCAGGCCGAAGTCAAATTGGGTAATTTAGAGAAACTACATAAGCTAGCCGAAGAAAAGCGCCAGGCGGCAACACAGGCCGCGGAATTACTGGAGGCGGCCCGGAAGGCTACCGAGGCGACTAGGAGGAGTTCTAGAGCGTCTGAGGAGCTGCAAATGGTGGCAGGAAAAGCCTGGGCCGCCCTTACCCTGGCCGAAAGGGTCAAGGCGGCGGAAGGGCTGCTGGCGGCGGCGGAAGCTAAAATGAAGGAACTGGACGCCCTGCGGGCGGAACGGCGGCGGCGGGAAGAGGAACTACGGCGGAAGGCGGGCGGCCGGTGCCCGGTATGTGCCGGCCCCCTGAAAGGAAAGAACGATGTCGCAGTTGAATAGCTTGGCCACCTGGCGGGACAGGAGCGGGCTCTGCGGAAGGCGGTCGGAGAAAAAGGCGGTGTTGTGGTGGGCGTTCATGGTCATACGGGTCCCGGGTGGGACCCTAACTGGATCGGGGCGGCCGTGGCGGAAGCGAAAAGGGTAAGCGCCGCCGTGGTCCTGGCCGAGGACCCGTCCCGCTACCTGCGGGCGTTCGACTTCCACCCCTACGAAAATTTTCAGGCCCTTCCCGGCCGGAAGCAGGTGGCTCTTTTGAAGGGGCTCGCCGGGGGGCTTCCCCTCACAGTCCTGGTGGGCCCCCGCAGTACCTTGGGGGAGGTGGCTACGTTCCGGGACGGGAGGGGTAAAGAAGCCTCTTCATGTAGAAGTAAGTCCTTTGTTGACAAGGAACTTCGTACCCCTAGCGCCCCTTCCGTAGACTTCGGCCGTCGGGATTCCGAGGAACAGCGCCGCCGCGAGCATTACTACGCCGAGCAGAGGCGTCGCCGTGGCTAGGAAACCCCAAGCACCCCGCGGTACCTTGTTCGCGGACTGGGAGCGAAAGCAACGCCCCCGGAAGAAGGCCCGCCGCCAGGCCCGGCGCAAGGGGACCTGGTGGACGCCGTGCCGGGAGGACCTGGCCCGGATGTGGAGTCACTGGAAGTCGCTGTGAGGAGGGACCATGACCGCCCGCGAATTACTGGCCGACCCCGTCCGCTGGTGTCAAGGGGCAATCGCTCGCGACGCCGCCGGCAAGTCTTCGGAGACCTGGAACCCCAGGGCGGTCGCCTGGTGCGTGCTCGGCGCCGTGCGGAAAGTCTACCCGCAGGGGTTGGCGGAATTCCAGCGGCTGGCGAAGACGTTGGCGGCCCGCGGCTTCGACTCCGTATCCGAATGGAACGACGCCCCCGAGCGGACCCACGCCGAGGTGCTCGCTCTTTTAGAGGAGGTGCAACTGTGAACCTGTACGACGTTCTCCCCGACGAGTTTGCCTGGACGAAGGGGTCGGCGGGCCGCGATGCCGCCGGTAACCTCACCGACTGCGACGCCCCGGACTGCGCCCGCCGCTGCCTCCTTGGGGCGATCTACTGTGCCGCCGATTCCGACGGTAACGAGTACCTACGCCTCTCCGACCACATCTACCGATTCCTTCCCCGCAGGGGGGAGACCATTACTGACTTCAATGACGCTCCCGACACGACCTTCGCCGACGTCGTCGCCTTGCTGAAGCGGGCCGGCCTGTACGAGGAGCCCGAGTTGGAGGACGCGCCCGCGGAAGTTCTGGAGGAGGTTTGCGCATGAAAGCCAAGGACTTGCTGGCGGACGAGGGCAGGTGGATGAAAGAAGGGTTCGCCCGGGCGGCCGACGGCGGGTCGATAATGCCGGACAGCCCCTACGCGGTGAGGTGGTGCCTGTCGGGCGCCTTGCGCCGCTGCTACCCGGAGGAATTCGACTTCCGGCGGGCGTACGACAATGTCCGGGCCTTGCTGCCCGGCAACCAGATACTGTCGGAGTGGAACGACCTGCCCGGCACCACCTTCGCGGACGTAAAGGCCCTGCTGGAAAGGGCGGACGTCTAACGCCCTGGAACTCAAAAGCCGCCTTGCCGGCCCCGCCCGGTTTCGTTAAACTAGCCGAAGCGTTTGCGGTGCAATAGCCCGAAGTTCGCCCGTAGCAAAGAGGTGCTAGCGTGAGAAGCAATTCTGAAGGTTGGAACGCCGTCACGATCCCCGACCCCGACCCTACTCCGGACGCCATCCGCGTCCACCGCGAAGCCAAGTACCTGCAAGACCACTGGCCTATCGACCCGGCGGTCGTGCCCTTCGTCCAGGTGGAGGGCGCCTACTTCCTTATCAACCCGGCGGCGGGGGCGTGCTCGCACCACTTCGTCGAGACGCCCCACGGCCGGTACGCCCTGGAAGACACGCGGCGTTCCTACGAGGAACAGGCCCGCGTCCTCCGCGTCGTGCTGAAGATGGTGCAGGCCGGCGGCGCCCCCTACGGCGGCAAGAAGTACCCGGTCACCACCTTCATGCAGGGCCTCAGCGAGAGCCCGCTGTCGCCCCTGCTCCTCGCCCGGTTGTGGGACCTCATCCGGCCGCCCAAGGACGAGCCCTACGCCATAGGCCAGAAGTTCTGCGGGTTTACGGTGGCCGAGAATCCGGGCCTCGTCGCGGCCGAATGGACCCCGGGGTCCGGGTGGAGATTCTCTGCCGAGACGGCCAAGAACGGGCCGTCCGGCCTTCTCAGCGGAATTCCGGCATCCCCGCAGCCGGCGGGCGCCGAAAAGGTCGCCGCCCCTGCTTCTGGGAAGAGGCCGCGGAAGATCCTGGCCTACATGGAGTGCTCTCTGCCGGACGGCTTCGCCGGCAAGATGGACCACCGCAGGCTGAACTCGGGAAACTACGAGCCCGACAAGCTCCGCGAATTCCTTGCGGAGCAGCTGGCGCGGCTCGACGCGCTGTGCAATAAGTGACCGAAAACCTACTTCCTGAAGTTCAGGCCGTCCTCACGGCCGACTGGCACTTGTGCCACAAGGCCCCGGCGGCCCGCGGCGCTGAGCCGGACTGGTACGCTACGCTGGGGGGCTACCTTACCCAGCTGGGTAAGGTAGCCCCCGGCAAGCCGGTCCTCATGGCTGGCGACGTGTTCGACGACGGCTGGCGGCCTTCCCGCTGCCCGCCGGAGCTGGTCAACTTCGCCCTCACGCACCTCCCGGAGCGGGTGTACGCCGTCCCCGGGCAGCACGACCTCGTCCACCACCGCCTCGCGGATTTGCGGAAGTCGGCCTTCTGGACCTTGGCGGAGGCCGGCCGTCTCACGTACTTGCGGCCCGGGGAGCCGCTGGTGGTGGACCAGTTGCTGCTGTGGGGGTTCCCCTGGGGCTACCCCGTGCGGCCGTGCCCGAAGCCGCATTCGCTGTGTTTGAACGTGGCCGTGGTCCACGCCTACGCCTGGACCAAACGCACGGGCTTCCCCGGCGCCAGGGAGGAGAAGCGGGCAAAAGCCTACTTCCCCAAGCTGCAAGGGTACGACCTGGCCGTGTTCGGAGACAACCATATCCCCTTCCGGGCGGGGTCGCTGTTCAACTGCGGCGCCCTGTACGGCAAGCGCACGGACGAGCGGGCCTACCGGCCGTCCGTGGGCTTGTTGTACGCCGACGGCACCGTCGCCCGGCATTACCTGGACGTTTCCAAGGACCAGTGGGCCCCGCCCGCCGTGTGCGATTGGCTGGAGAAGCATCCCGATTTCGCCCGCTTCGTGGGGGCGGTGAACGAGCTGGGGGAGGTGGTGGCGGACTACGCCGCGGAGCTGCTGCGGGCGGCGGACGCGGACGGCGCCCCGGAGGAGGTCCGGCAGCTGCTGGTAAACTCGCTGGGGGGCGGGAAGTGACGGAAACGGAATGGCTGGCGGAAGAATCACCGAACGTGCTCCTCGCCTACGCGGGCGGCTGGGCGCCCCCCGTCGAGGTAGCGACCTACGCGGACCATCCAAATTGGCGCCCGCTGGTCTTTCGGGAGGACCCGCCTGTCCTTCTCGATGCCGGGCGGCCGCTGCATACGTCGGAACGCAAGTTGTACTTGCTGGCCGTGGGGATCGTCCGCACGCTGTACTGGAAAGACCTCGAGGACCCGCGCGCGTTACAGGCGGCCAAGGCCGGCGAGGACTACGCCGAGGGCCGCATTACTGCCCAGCAGCGGCGGGCGGCCTGGGGCGCCACGCACAAGGTGTGCGCCGAGGAAGGCGGCCTGAGCTGGGTCAACATCCTGTCCGTGCGTTGCGCCGCCGACAACCCGGTGCGGGACATCCCGGCCTTCTACGACTTCGCGGGCGCTTCTAGTTTTCCCGGCGTAGTCCCCGCCTTGGTGCGGTGCGTGCTGGGGAACCCTTTTAGCCTGCTCGCGGCCCCGCCGCCCGCGAAGTACAGCAACCCCTGGCTGGTGGCGAGTTCGATCTACCGCGAAAAAGACTGGGTAGCCCTGCCAATTTTAGCGGACGCTCTGGAGGAGGCCGGTTACGCCGAGCCGCCCTGCGGGGCGTGTGGCGGGGCGGGGCGGGTTACGGCGGACGACGGCTGGAATTGCCCGGATCGTTGTAAGGCGTGCAAGGGGGTCGGGACCTCGGGCCCGGGGGTGCTACTACATCTGAGATCGCCAGGGCCGCACTGCCGCGGCTGCTTCGCCGTGGATTGGGTGCTGGGGAAGAAGTGATTACCGCCGCCGAGTACGTCAAGCTCCAGGAACTACAGGCCAAGCTGGCCAGGCAGGAAGGCGCCGCCGAGGGCGTCCTCCAGTCCATTCTGGACCGGCTGCAAGTAGACTTCGGCTGGGCGTCCGTCAAGGAGGGCAAGACCAAGCTCAAAGAATTGCAGAAGGAAGCGCTAGCGGCCGACGCCGCCTACCACGAGGCGTTGCGGGGATACAAACAAGAGTTCGGGGACTTCCTGGGGGTGTGACGTGCCGGTATTCGAGCTCCGCTTTCCGCGGACTGGGGAGTCGCTGCCGGCGGTGCGACTCCCCGGCGAGCGCTTCTACCGCTGCCGGAACTGCTACCGGCCGTACTGACCGGCCCGGGCGCCCGGCGGGGTCCCGCCGGCCGGCGTGGCGTGGTGCTTCGGCCATTGTGAACCGTGGGGGAAGACGGCCGCGGGCCGTCGGCGTGTGAAGGAGTTGCGGCAACAGGTTCTAACCTCGCGAAGGAGGAAACCGTGGAAGAATTGTTCGTGAGTTGGGCGCAAGCGCACTGGCCGGCGGTGGTGGGCGGGGCGGCCTGGCTGTACCCGGTGTACAAGGTGCTGCGCTGGGCCTTCCCGAAGCGGCCGCCGCGGGAGCTGAGCCCGCTGGTGGCGGAGTTGATCCGCTCTCTGGACGACCGGCGGGTTCCAATCAACACGATCTGGAACGTGGTCGGCGAAGCCTGCACCACGCAGGTGGGTGGGTACGAACTTACTATCTACCCGAAGGACGATTCGGTCTGGGGCACGGTGCGGGCCCCGAACGGCTGTATGGACTACCTCCGCCGTTTCGAGCGCAGGGCCCTGCGGGCCGCCGCCGCCCGCCGGCTGGAGTGGGTACGGGAGCTGAACCGCAACGAGATCCTGTACCGGATCCGTAGCGGTGGGTGAATTGGACGCCTACCGCAAGGCCCTGGCCCCCAAGGTCGGGGCCTACCGGCACGCCCTTGCCACCGCCGCCGAGGAGCGCCAAGCCCTTACGGCGGCGGAAGGGCGTTACGCCGCCGCCCTGGCCGCCCAAAGGCTGGCCCAGGCCGTGGCCGAGCGCGTCCAGCAGACCGCCCACGCCCAGATACAGGCCGTCGTCACACGCTGCCTGGAGGCGGTGTTCGACAACAAGTACGAGTTCAGCATCAAGTTCGCCCGCAAGCGGGGGCGCACGGAAGCGGCCCTTACCTTGTCCCTGGACGGGAACGAGCTAGACGACCCCACGGACCAGACGAGCGGGGGCGTCATCGACGTGGCCGCCTTCGCCTTACGGCTGGCGTGCCTGGTCCTGGCCCGGCCCCGCCGCCGGCGCCTGCTGGTGCTGGACGAGCCGTTCAGGTTCGTCCACAGCACCGCCTACCGCGTGCGGGTGCGCAAACTGCTGGAAGCCCTATCTACAGAACTGGATGTACAAATCGTCATGGCGACAGGGATGAAGGAACTCAGAGCGGGTAAGGTCATCGACCTGGGGGAGGCAGATGGCGATTTCTAGTTGGGCCCTAGGCAGCCTGCCGTGTCCGGAGAAGGTCGAAGCCCCGTCGGAGGTATGGGCCGCGGCCGCCGGGCCATGAAATGCGGCACTTCCCCGACCGCGACAGAAACAACAATCACCTAGGTAATTTGAGCTGGGCGACTCACGCTGTTAACATGGCGGACACGATAGTACACGGGACAACTACAAAGGGCCAACACCATAATCAGGGAGAAAAGCACGGACTTGCCAAGCTTACAGCGGCGAAGGTGGTGGAGATACGGCGGCTATATGCAACAAGGAAGTACACTCAGCGCGAACTGGCGGAGATGTTCGGTGTCTGTCAGGGGAAGATAGGATCTGTGGTGCAGGGCACTTCGTGGGCGCACATCACTGAAGGAGTAGCAAATAGCGAAGAGGACAAGGCCGATAGGAAGGCTAGGGCTGGGTGTAAGGGCTCGGCTAGCCCCCAGTCGAAACTTACGGATGGACGCGTCCGCGAAATGCGTAGGCTGTACGCCACAGGAAGTTTCAGCCAAGATCGACTGGGCCGAATGTTCGGCATTGACCAAACCACCGTGAGCGGGATCGTCCGGGGTAAATGTTGGAAGCACGTCCCTATGGCGAACGCAAAATAAAACCTTCGCAGAGCAAGGTCGAAAAGCCGCTGTCGATACGCTGGACGGTGTAGGCGTAGCAGCCGTCGTCCCTCCCACTCATCAAGGCGGCGTAGTGGGCGATCGTGAACTGGCCCGCCTGGCCGTTCGTCAAGGTCAGCCCGCTTTGGCCGTTGGCGTAGCCCGACGCCAGGTAGGCGTTGAGGATGGGCGTACCGTGCAGCCTTTTTGACTGCGTGAACTGCACGGTCCAGCCGGAGATGGTCGTGGGCGGGGCCAGGGAGAAACTCACGGTGCCGTCCTCGGCCACCGCCAGAACGTAGTCTACCAAATTGGGCATCGTTTATCCTCGCGGGCCGGGGCCGCTCTTGTAGCGGCCCCGGCCCTTTTATTTTACCCGAAAGGACGGTGTACTGTGTCGTACAGAAACTGGTTCGTGGCGTTCCTAGCGGGAGCTCTCGCCGGGCTGGGGAGCGGTTATGCCCTGAACTTACACGATACCGCGGCCAAGGAAGACCAGGTTCAGGAGCTGCGGGACGAAGTCAAAACCTGGAAGTCGTCGGCCCAGGCCGCCTGGCGTTACATCCACTCCCTCGAGTCCCCGCTTACTTCACCGGCCTCAGTCCTGCCTCCAACTCCCGCCGATTGAAGTGGTGCAGTTCCGTCCAACGGTCGTGCACCCCCACCGACACGACCCAGTCGTCCCCGTCTACCACCGCTCCGCAGGGGTAGACGCTGTCGTCGTAGTGGCCGTGGGTGTTGGTCGCGGGGTCTCCTTCCAGGATCGGCTCGGGAATATAACGCAGCGGCCGGAAGGGGGGTTTAGCCTGGAAGGTGTACAGGCCCGTGCGGTAGCGTCGCCTACCTTGTGGGGGGAATGTGTAATCGTGGAAGAAGCAGTAGTACTCCTCCCCGACGCGGTAGGGTGGCGCCCCGCCCCGCATCTCCCCCCCATTCCAGGGGACTCCCGGCGTCTCGTAGGCTGTCTCCCCCTGCCAGTCGTCGCCAAAGCGCAGGACCGTGTGCGGCCGGGGGGTGTAGACGGCGTAGAGGGTATCTGCGTACTCGAAGAAGCCCCAGTTCTTCTCCCAGGAGTCGTCCATCCCCGCGTAGTTGGGCCGCACCACGGACCGCACGCGCAGGTCGTCGTCCAGAGTGGCCACTAGTATGCTGGCGACCGTCTTTCTCCCCCCACCCAAATCGGTCAGGAGAGCCCCCGTGAAGCAGACGTGTAGCTTGCCCCGGAAGGTGAAGAGCCGCGGGTCTTCCCGCCCCCCAGCGCAGCGTTCGTGGACCAGGTCGAGCCGGCGGTGCTCTCCGGTCGGGGTGAAGTCCTTGTCGAGAGTGCTGACGTAGACTTCCGAACCCGACGTGGAATGCCGCCAGGCGAGCAGGTAGCCCTCCCGCCACGGCAGTAGGCCTCCGTTGAAGCGCCAGCCCAGGAGGTGCGGGGCTAGGGTCTTCTCGTCGAAGCGGACGGACCGGGTCTGGAAAGGAGGCGCCGCTGTGAACTCCGTACAGCCCTGGCAACAGGCGACGTCGGCGAGGGGCTTGAGGGGCGTACACTTGCCGTGGACGGCGCAGGCGAAGGTCTTGACCTCGACGTGACCGGCGCACGACGGACACTTCTCCCTACCGACCTCCGCCCCGAAGTGCCGGCAGCGGGCGTTCTTGGCCGCCGCCCGTAGCCCGTCCCCGCCCCACAGGAGGTTGTAGCGCGCGTCGTTATGGAAGAGGTAACACAACCTACAGTACGCGAGCGAATACGGCTCTCCCGGCGGCGGCAAGTCCGGCGGGTCGTGGTCGCACATGGAGTTCTTGGAGGCGGTCACGGCGTCAGTACCAGGGAGATCTTGGTCGCGGGTCCCGTGCAACCGCAGGTGTTGACGGGGGTGGGGGAGAAGTTCCAGACGAGGCTGATGGGGTTGCAGCTGCCGCCGGCGTTCGGCGCCAGGTTGGTGATGCTGGGCGAGCAGCCGCCCGGCCAGGAGATGTCCACCCGCCAGTCGTTGATCGTGGTACCACCATTCCTGCAGTAGAACCTGAAAGAGATGGTCTCGCTGATACAGTTGCCGAAGGGGCCGGTGCCGGTCCAGTCGTTGCTGGGTGAGTTCCAATCGACCTCGATCGCCGTCTGGACGACGCAGACGCAACCCACGAGACCCTTGATAGTAGCGTGCAGTACCGTCGGTATCTGGTTGTTGCCACAGCAGGGCACCGTGACCCCGCCTTGACTCGTGGAGGTTGAGGTTGACGTAGAGGTTGACGTAGACGTTGACGTAGACGTCGAAGTCCCGCACGGGCAGAAGATGATGAGGCCGTTGACCGTGAGGATATAGAGCTGATTGTTGAACAGGTTCAAATAGAACTGGTTCAGGTTGAGCCCGCTGCCCGTGACGGTCTGCTCGTTGATGATGTTCGTCGTCGTGTTAGTGATGAGGTTCGGCGACGACGTGTCGTCGTTCACCTCGTAGACGGGCGCCGCCGGCACGGTCGAGTAGCCGATGAGCTGGCCGCCGTAGAAGACGCCGGAGTTGAGCGCGTAGTTGTTCCGCTCCGCGACCCAGACGTTCTCCATCTGGTTCAGCTGGTTGAAGGCTCCGTAGGAGAACAGCTGTCCGGAGCAGACGCTGAGGAGCCCCAGGGGTATGCTGGGGGTGCTCAGGACGCGGACCGTCTGGAGCGGTGGGACGATCCGTACTTCCTGAACGCCCCCCGAGGTCCACTGCCCCGGGTAGGCGAAGCCCATCTTCTCCAGGGAGACGTAGTTGTCGCCGTAGGCGAAGTTGGCCCCGCTCCAGGTGACGGGTGCCCCCGTAAAGTGCTGGGAAGCGGCCGTGCCCCACAGGCCCCGGTAGACCACTCCCGTCGGCCCGCCCGCCAGGCCGCTCGTGCCCTCGAACAACATCAACTCGGCGTCTACGGAGCCGAACCAGCGGTTTTGCGTCGGCAAGTTGGAGATGTCCGCCAAAAGGGCGAACTGGTCCGTCGGCCCCATCCCCCCCGCCAGGGCCGTCTCAATGAATTGCCCCGAGCTCCCGTCGGCCCAGGTCTGGGCCACGGACGGCCCGCCCACGCCCGGCACCGCCGCGACGGCGTCTACCGGCGTGGGGTGTTGCATCTCGCGGACGATCTGGTTCCACTCCGACCGCTTCACCCGGCAGGAGGCTAGGCGGCTCCGGGCCGAGTAGGTCCAGATGACGTCGTGGATGCCCTCGGGGGCCCAGGCGAACGTGCCCGGGTAGACCTCATCCAGGGCGCTGGCCACCTGCCCCGTCCAGTAGTCGGTGGCCAACTGCGTAGCCAAGGCCGTGAGGCCGACCACGTTGTCGGGGGCGCTGTTGGCGAAGGCCACACCTTCACTGGCGTAGAGGGCCTTGGCGGTGCTGTGGATCGTGTGGCCGTAGCCGGGGATGTACTCGACCCCGCTGACGTTGACCTGGGGCCCGGCCTGCTGCACGCCCTGTAGCCCCGACAGCGTGGGTCCCCCGTCCGCTAGGGGCACGACAACGGCGTAGACGTCGCCGTAGCTCTCCTCGTAGTGGCAGCTGGGCCGCGGCGGCCCGTAGCGGGAGTTGAGGAAGTGGGGTACGGGGTCGTTACCGTAGACGTACTTGGGGTAGGTGACGACGACGTTGGGCGGCAGGACGACGTTGCGGGCCGGGGTGAGATTGCCCACGGGCAGGTTCGTGCCGGACGTGAACATGTCGCCGCCGGCCAGCCGGACCACCTGGAGCGCGTTGCCGCGGTTCGTCGTCACGGCGGCGGCCGATTCGAGCGGCGTCTGCATCTGGTAGTTGCCGTCGAGGTTGCGGACGACGGCCCGGCCGATGTTGAAGGCGATGGCGTCCAGTAAGGTGGCGACGTTCTCCTGGTTGCACCAAAAGTGCGAGTCCTTAGCCGGTCGGGTCCCGTACACGGACGAGACGGCCGACAAGGATATAGTCACGCCCAACGACGTGGCCAACTGGGCGATGATCGAGTTCCAGGTATCGGACGGGTTGAGGTGAACGGTGACTGGGTTGAACTGCCAGAAATAACGCTCGTCCACCAACGTGACGAGGTACAGCCCGTCGAAGTCGCCGCCGTGCTCGGCCAGGGGCCGCGGCGGTAGCAGGTACATGGGCGTTTCAATGAGGTAGGCGCCGGCGGGCAGGTCGGCCGGGTCGAATGAGGACGCCTGCATGACGAAGGTGGCCGGGTTGGCGGCGGTGAAGTCGCCGGGCGTACCTACGTCCACGGTGCTGAGAAGGTTCCCCACCTGGGCCGAGGTCATCAGCCCCCGGAATACCGACCAGCGGCTGGCGCTGTTGGGGTAGAACCATTGGCCTACTTCCACCTCGTTGGCCGACGGGTCGGGGCCGATTTGCCATTGGTAGGCCAGAGCGCCCAAGTTCCGCCCCGGATAGTTGGGCGGCAGGACGTAGTCCGTTAGGACCTTGAGGGAGATCAGCCGGTTAACCTCGTCCATGAGGTCGGCCAGGGGCTGGTGCTTGCGGGGCGGCAGCTGTTCGGCGGGCCCGGCCCGCCCCGGCAGCTCCGGGCTGAGGCGGACCAGCTTGCCGGCGTCGTTGAGGAAAGGCACGCCGGCGAATGTGGCCTGGTAGGTGAATTCTGCCATAGAAAGTTCAGGCGATCCAGGCGTCCTGTACGGTAGGTACGGCGGAGGACGGCAGCAGCAGGTCGTTCTGCTGGGCCTCGACGAACAATTGATACCAGAGCGTCTGGAACGTGCTCAAGGTGCCGCCGGCGCCGCGGGAGTTCGTCACGGCGACCGTGCCGAAGTCGCCCAGCTGGAAGTTGACCGCTCCAGAGTGCACGTTCACCGACGGCCCGCCCGTGTAGCAGACGGTCATCAACCCCATCGACAAGTTGGCCAGGTAGACACTCCGGCCGTTCGTCAGCGCCGTGGACTGCCGCACCCGTAGGAACTGCTGGGCGGGCAGAATATAGGGGGTGCGGAAGACGCCGCTGGCGGCGGCGTACGTCGTCGTCAAGGCGGTGAGGTCAACGGTGAAGGTGTTCGCCACGCCGTTGGCGTCGTTGATGGCTACGCCGTTCTGGTCCACCAGGTCAATCGTCAGCTGCCCGGCCCCGGCCGCCACGCCGTCCCGCCGCAGCCACAAGTTGACGGAGTACTGCGACAGCGGGACGAGCGTGCCCGTAGTCCCCGTAGAAGTCCCGAACTGCTGTTTGAGCTGCGTGAGGGCGCTACCATTCCCCAGCATGCGCACGGCGTTGCCCGTGCCGAAGACGATACTGCTTTCCTGGAAGAGCTGGATTCCCGCAGTTCCTGTCACCAGGGCCCAGTTGTCCGGCACGTTCGCCGTATTCTTGAACGTGGCGAAGTTGGAGTTCGTGAGGGCGTTGCCCTGGGCGTTGTTGCCGGCGCTGTTCACGCAGCTGAGCGTGGCCGTGCAGTTGGACCCGCCCGGCCAGTTGTAGGCGAAGGCGTCGGCGATGTTGCCCGTGCCCGTCACGGTCATCGTCTCGTTGCCGGCCGCCGCCCCGCCCGAGTAGCTGTCGCGGGTGCAGGTGACCTGGAGCGTTTCCGCGAAACTGTTCTCCTCGACGCGGCCGTCGATGGGCCGCTTCGAGGAGGCCACAATGGCCCCGTTGCCGACGCCGGTAATCGTCGCGGCCGGCGTCGCCGTCACGGTCGCCGCCAGGACCGTGGCATTTTGTACCAGCATCTGGCGGATAATTTCCGCCAGGGAGGCCCGGACGTTCAAGGTCTGCAGCGTCTGGCTGATGCGGGGGTTGTCGTTGAAAACCAGGCGGTTCACGACCAGGCGGGAGACGCCCTGTACATTCGTGCAAGCGCCTTCCGGCCCCGCCAGCAGGCCGATATAGGAATTGCCAACTTGGGCCTGGACGTCCGGCATGGCGCCGAGCTGCCCGTACAGGCCGACGGAGAGGTTGGGGTTCTGGGCCGTCTGGTAGGTGCGGGCCTGTTTGACGACCAGGCCCACCTTGCCCAAAATGGCGAACAGGTTGCCGGTGGCGTTGTTGAAGTTAAGCACGACCCTACCCCTCGGCCCCCTGAATGATTTGAATGTTGAGGTTCTGCTCGCCCGTGTTGGACGAGTTGGAGATGAACGTGTTGTCGATCCCCGTACTACTACTCGAGCCCCCGGTGCCGCCGCCGTCCATAAGGTTCCCCTCGAAATACTGACCGGGCAGTGTGCGGTCGAAGTTGTCCTGGAGCCAGGGCGGCCGGGGGAAGTTGACGTTGGCGGCCAAGCTGGCGTTCGGGTTCAAGTGCCCGTACACGTAGGTGCCAGTAAGGCGGTAGATGGCCGTGACTCCGTCGGGCATTACGCCCACGTCGGCCGGCTCTAGGTGCTGGTCAAGGAGCACCCAATTGGGGTCTAGCGTGGTCGTCGCGGGAACGGTTGGCTGCTCCACCAGCCGAGCTGCCGTCCAGCGGACGACCCAAAGTAGCGTCGGGGCAGACAGCTGCACGAAGGCGACGGAGTTCCCAGCGAAGCCCCCCGGCGAGTTGACCCCGAGCATGTAAACGTGGTTGTCCTTCTCGTAGTACGAGTGCGTTTTGTAGTCTGTGAAGATGGAGGCGCTGCCGGCCGAGCCGGTGGGTAGTTGGTACTGGGCGTTGTTGTCGAAGGAGAACGTGCCCACCGTAACCGTGGCCGGCGGTACGTCTCCTTGCGGTATGACCGACTGCGTAGTCGTGAAGTCTTGTGGCATGCATTACGTCCCCGGTGGCGGCAGGGGCTCCCGGGCCTGGCCGGCCTGGCCCGGGAGGATGCCAGCGGCCATCTGCCAAGTATTCGGGTTCAGGCTGTTCGAGGTCAAGGAAGGGTCGTAGTAGGCCGCCGCCTGCAGCAGAATACCGGCGCTGCCGTAAGGCAGGTAGGCGGGCGGTGTGCGCTGCGTGTTGTTGTCACTGCCCGGGGTGTAGACCAAGGCGCCGGCACGTACGCCGGCGATGCCCTGGAAGCGCTGCAGGGGGCTGATGATGGGGGCGGCGGTGCCTGTGTTCTGGTCCGGCGCTTGCTGCGTAACTCCGGGCGACCAGCCGACGGTGGGCGAGGACAAAGTCCCCGCCTGCACCCCGGTGGGGGCGAACATCACCGTGATGCGTACTTCGACCTCATTGTCGTAGAGGCTCACGCGGATGCTACCCTTTTCCAGTACGCTGACAGCGTCGGTCGCCGAGCGCAGGGCGCCCTGGGTGCGGACGGTGGCGCCGATTTGCCCCAGTAGTATTTTGTTGACGGCCACGTTGACGCAGGCGGTGAGGAGGTCGGCCTGCGGCGTAAATACGGCCCCCTTCAGTTTGACCCGCACCTCCCCGAAGCGGATAGCGCCGCCGCGGTTGTAGAATTCGGTATACTCGCCCTCCGCCTCGTAGGCCGGGGCCGGCGGCATCTTGAAGACTTCACGGTCCACGACGTTGTACTGGATCGCCAGTCCGTCCGGGGTGAGGGTGTAGTTCGAGGAGTCGCGCAGGAAGCCGTTACTCACGCCGACCGTGGCGAAGGAGTTGCGTAGTTGGTCCGCCGTCAGCCCCTGGCTGTTGTCGCTGCGTATGGCGTACTTGCCTTGGCGGCTGCGTCGCGAGTACATGCGGCTGTCCATCTCCACCCGCTCGGTCCAGCGGTTGAAGAGGACGGCGTTGCCGGGGTTGTTCGTGTTGCGGCCCGCGGCGGGCGGGGTGTTGGTCGTATCTAGGGTGTTGTTTTCCCAGTAATGGGCCACGACGCGGTAGGTGACGATGAAGGACGTGTTCGTCAAAGCCGTGACGGTGCAGGACTGTGGCATCGGGCCGTTCTTGGCGTCCACGGACCCCGGCAGGCCGGACTGCGGCTGGGCAATGAGTTGTACGCCGTTGAAGGTGAAAGACAAGGTCCGCCGCCTTCGCAGGAGTTCCACCCGTACCGCCTTCATCAAATCAGCCACGGTCGGTGGCGGGCTAACGGACAGCAAGGCGACCAGATTACTGTTGCCCGCGCACAAAGTCGCCAGGTAGTCGTAGTGGATGACGGACTGGACGGTGATGTCGAACTTGGTACAGTACCAGTCCGTATGACTTTCCTCGTCGTCCACGGCCTCCTGGGAGAACTGCGTACAATTGGCGTACGGAAGGATGACGCCGTTGTAGGTAAGAATGGACATCCTGCAGCCCTCAATCCCGCATGTCCGCTGGCACCCGGAATTCCTCGGGGAAGCGCCGCTCGAACTCCCGCAGGGCGTCCTGGAGTTGCGCCCTGGCTTCCCCGCCCAGGCCGGCGGAGGTCTCCTTCCACTCCGGATGTACGCCGGAAGCGCTACTCTCGAAGCCGAACCGCTCCAGTATCCAGTCGATGAAGCGTAGGGCCCGGGTGAGAAATGGCGTCAGCTTGTTGACGATGGAGTCTTCGATAACGGCGATACGTCGGTTCAGCTCGTTTCGGGCTACATTCAACTCTTCCGCCGCCCCGGCCCGCCGCTCGCCCCGCTCGCGTGATAGGTTGATGTCACGGACCTGCTGCCGGGCGGCCACGGCGGCCATTGCCGGGCTGAATTCAGCGAATTTTTCGTTGGCCGCGGCCAGGTTATCGCCCCAGTCGCGGACTGTCTTGATCGTACTGTAGATTGCCTCCGCGAACTTCGCCACCGGCTTGACGATCGGTCCCACCCCCGCCATTTCACCTACGTGCCCTATGAATCTAGACTTCGCGATGCCGAAGTCCTCCATCGGGCGGCGGCTCGACGCGGCGGCCGCCATCTCCCCCGCCGAGCTGACAACTCCCTTGACAGCATCGACCTTCCGCTTGACCGCCTCCATTACCAAGGTGGCGATGGCGCCGCCCTGGCCGGGCCCGGCTTCTAACGCCTTGGCGTGCTTGGAGGCGCCCCCGAGGAGGCCGCCTACCCCCTCCATGCCGCCCATGCGGGCCATGTCAGACCAGCCGCCCAGCCGCTCGGACCAGGGGGTGCGGCGTACGTTGGGGGCGGGCGTCGTGGCCGGGGTGGGGACGTTGCCGAAAACATCCTTCCTACCTCGGCGGTACCATGGCGGCTGTACGTCGTGCGGGCCCAGGCCTGGGGCCGGCCGGGCCTGGGGCGGGGGAGTCGGGCCGCCGATTTCAAGGTCCCCCAGGGCCCCGCTGCCGCCCTTCTTCTTGCGCCGCCGCTTCCCACCGCCGCCGCTTTCGCCCCCGTCGTCGTAGGCGGGGGCGGCTCCGCTTCCTGCGGGCGGTTTCGGCGGCTTGCCACCCCCGCCGCCAGTAAACACGCCCTTCAAGGTCTGCCACAGTCCGCTCGGCTTGCCCGACTTCTTGTCCTTACCGCTCCAGCCGCCCGCGAGTACGTCGTCGAAGAAACCGGACAAGGGCGTCTGGAACTTGCCCACGTCGGCCCAGTTGGTGGCCCGGCCCTCGTCGGCTTCGTGCAGGCGGCGGTAACGCTCGCGGCTGCCGGACGCGCCACCTTCCCGGCCGCCGCCTTGCGTGCCCCGCCCTAGCCGGCCCATCTTCTGGTCGATGGACTGCAGGGACTTCAGGATTTCGGCGCCTATATCGCGGGCCACGCCTGGTTCGCCTTGTTACGCTGGGCCAATTGGAATTGGGCCTTGAGCAAGTTGGCCTCCTGCGAGCCGCCCGTAAGGGCGTTCAGGAACTCGTCGGAAGGGCCGACGGCCCCGCTGGCGTACAGCCACCCGAGGGCGACGGCGCCGGCGGCCCGGTAGAGGGCCCGCTTGGCGTTGAGCCAGAAGCCGAAGTATTCGGGGTAGCGGGGCTTGCGCCCGAGGTAGGCTCGGTAGGACCCGAGGTCCCCGCGGCAGGTGTCGGAGAGGGGCGCGAATTTTTTTTTAGGCGCTCGCAGTACGCCAGGAAATGGTCTAGCAGGTCGGCTGCTTCCGCCTGGCCCAGGCCCCCTTCCGCGAACGGCTTCAAGCTGAAGATTTTTTGGATGCGGCCGATCAGCTCCTTGTACTTCTTGTTGTTGTCGGGGTGGATGGAGTAGGCGACCTTCACGTCGATGGCGATGGACGGCGCCTCTTCGGAGAAGCGTTCGTACAGGACCATCGGGTCTTCCGCGATCCATTTCTGCCCGTCGAAGTAGCGGTAGATCTGCCGCTCGCCGGGGTGGTAGGCGTCCCAACGCTCCTCTTCCGCCCGCCCGAACAGCAACCCCTTCAGCCAACTGAGCATGATCACCTCAGTCTATGAGTCGGTCCCGTGGTCGTACAGCTGTGTGGACAGGGCCCCCAGGCCCCCGTTCCACGGGTCCACCATGTAGGGGATGGCCCGGAAATGCACGTTGACTACGGAGCGCTCGTTCCCTAGCGGCCACTCCAGCGCCTCGACCAGGTGCGTGTAGAAGAAGCGCCACGGCAGCACCAGTACCGGCGACGATAGGTTGAGGCTGATCAGGCTGTTGCCGGCGGCGAACTGGGGCAGGCCGCCGCCCAGCCGCGTGCCCGCCCGCGGGAAGGAGCCCTCGACGCCCGTACCGCCTTGCAGAATCGCCCCGGCGCTGGCCGCGGCCAGCGCCATGCAGGCTCGCAGTACGGTCGGGTCGAAGTGGATGAGGTTGGCCGTGACGTGGGCCGCCTCCAGCATGAACTGCATGTCCAGCGGCGCCCGGCCGTGGGCGTCCAGGTTGATGTCTTCGTGCTTGTACTCGAAGGAGATGCGTACCGGCGCTTCCGCCAGGCCCAAATTGGTCAGGGCGAAGGCGGAAGACTTGACGGCGAGCATGGTTTCGCCGTTGATGATCACGTCACGAGTCATGGGCGAACCTCTCGAAAGCTGGGGCGGCAGCTTCCCTGTACCGCCTTTATTCTAAAGAAAGCCGGGGATTTCCCGCTATCGGCCTAGGTATCGGTCACGTGGTCCCAGAGTACGGCGCCGCTGGAGATGATCTCCCCCGACCACAGCACGGCGGGCTGGGCGAAGCCGATCTCGTCGTCGCTGATCTGTTGCTCCTCGGGCTCCCCCAGGGGCACCTGGTAGGGGATGGCCCGCCAATTTAGCTCCACGAGCTGCACTCCTACCCCCAGGGGCGTGACGGCCGGCGTCTCTGACAGGTAGCTGAAGGGAAAGCGGTACGGCCACAGCATCACCGGGGATAGTATGTTGAGGCTGATGAAGTGGTTGCCGGAGGCGGCGGGGCCGAGGAAGGCCCCCAGCGGCGTCCCGAAAGGCTGCATGAGCCCGGCCGGGTCGAGGTTCTGCCCCAGGTTGACGGCGTTGACCCCGCCCATGCTCTCCGACATGCACACGTCCAGCACGGTGGGCTCGTAGTGGATCAAGGTCATGTTGACGTTGCAGGTACTGCCGCGCCACAGCACGTCTACGGGAATCTTGCCGTAGTCGTCCGTGTTGAGGTCCTCGTGGAGGAAGGACTGCGTGACCCGGACCTCCTTGACGGCCAGGCCCAAATCGTACAAGTTCCCCGTGCCGGGGTTGACGGGGTAGGCCGTCTGCGGGCGGAAGGACGTGCCGGGGACGGGCACGTCCTGCCCGGACACCTCGACGTTGGTCGGCAGCAAGTTGAGGTTGCCGGAGATGTGCTGGCCGAAGCGGACCCGGACCAGCGCCTCGCCCGGGATGTTGAAGTCGCGGGTCATTACTCATTCCCGAGCAGGGTGTTCAATACAACATTCTGGAACGGGTCCACCCGCAGGCAGCTGATACACAGATGCTGCTCGAAGAGCTGCGAGCGTACCGGGGTGGGGGCCTCCGGCTGCCACCAGCGCTGGGCGCCGTCGATGATGCGGTCCAGGGCGTTGATATACAGGATGCCGTTCCGGTCCAGCTGCTCGCGGGGGATGTGCCAAAAGGTCTGCGTCCCGACGCGGAAGTCGTGCTGGATCTGCTCGCCGGTGTTATGGATTTTCCCCCTCCGGCAGCCGTACAGAACGTACTGCGTGACGGTCCCTTGCTGTTGGTCGTCGCCCCGCTTGAGCAGCGTGACGGTGACGAGCTCCCCGGCGTACAGGGTACGCATGAAGTAGCGGGTCGTCCGCCGGCTCAGGCCCATTTCAGATCACCCTCTCCACGCACACGGTGCTCCAGCCGTCCGGCCGCGTGGCCCCGTTGTTACGACCGCAGAACACGTCCAGGTTCCCCGCGTTCACCCGCGTCGTGTAGTGGTCCTGGCCGCAATGCGGACACTCCAGCACGCCGATGACGGCGGCGCCCCCGTCCACCTTCTTCATGATCAGTACCACCGGCGGGATGCGGGGGTCGTTGCCGGGTTGCGCCTTGCCCACGTCACGCCTCCGTTTACGCCGGCTCATACACCTTCCGGTCCACGACGCGGTAATCTAGAACCAGCCCGTCCGCGGAGATCGTGTAGCTGGCACTCTCCCGCAGGTGCCCGGGCGGTACCGCGAGGGTAGCCAGCTTCCCCAGAACCACCTCCCGCGGCCCGTCCTCGGCGGCCTCCGCGGAAGTCAGTACGACGCGGCCTTCGCGGATCATGTTTAACCCCAATACCAGTTACGCAGCGTCCAAAGTCCTGTACGAACTTGCGGCGTAACTAGGGTCTGCCGGTTCTCGTTGAGGAGCGTGATGTGCCGCTCCTCGTAACTCTCGCTACTCAGCGCCATGCCGGCGCTGAGGAACTGGTAGCGGATGGCCGCTACCAGCATGTCCACGGCCATTCTTGCGAAGGCCGGTAGCGTGTCCGCCGTGAAGCCGGCCGTGTAGATGACCTGGAACGAGCCCGTGTCGTCCCCGATGAAGGGGGTCAGCAGGCCGGCCTGCCGCACCACGGGCCGGGTCCAGTATTCGTTGATGCGGATGAGCTGCCCACTGCGGGAGCCCCCGTCCGTCTGGTCGATGCGGAGCGTGTAGTCGGCGCCGTAGACGTAGGCGACGGACGTGCCGCTGCTGGAGGTGAAGGCCCCGGAGGAGGCCCCGTAGTAGCCGGCTGAGTCGTACGTGACGGTGAGTGGGGTGAAGGGCAGAGCTGCGGCGGTGGCGGGGGCGGCCGTGGGGTACACGGGGCGGTGCCGCAGATTCAACTTTTGACAACCCGTTCCGTCGTAAAATTCTGTGCGGACCTTGTAGTCGAACTCGTGTCCTACGATCTCCGTGGCCAGCTTCGTGGCCCACTCGATGTAGAACAGGAGGTTCTTGTCCTCGGTGGGGTCGTTGGGATCGATCCCGAGAACGCTCTTCACTTCCCTCAAGTCGCTATAGAGAATTTGGCACCCCCTCCGACGATCCTTAGTAGTATGTCAGCGGAGGCCGGGGCGTCCGGGCCCCGGCCTCCGTGGCGGGAAGGGGGAGCGAACAGGTCAGACGGCGATGACGCCCGAGCCCGGCTGCTGCGAGGTGCCGCCGCCGGAGCCGGTCGTCTTGAGGTTGGACACGAAGGCCACGGTCAGCGTGCCGGCGTAGAAGTCGTTGGTGCCGGAGAACGTGACGGCCCGGACGAAGCGCTGGATGCGCTGGAAGCCGGCCGACACGCTGAACCCGGACAACATCGCCTGGCCGGATACGAACGCCCCGAAGGTGCCGTTGCCGGCGCCGCCGGAGTTCAGGATCAGGATACCGCCGGACGAGAAGCTCGTCGGCAGCTGCGCCAGGCCGCTCGTCGGGTCCGTGTAGGAGCCGGACGTGTCCGTGTCCGCGGTCTGCACCTGGATGCGGAGCTGGCCGGACTGGAAGTACTGGATGCCCGTCACGACCATGTTGCAGAACGAGTTGTAGTGCAGCATGTCCACGGACGTGCCGACGTAGCTGGTCGCCGACGCCCCGCCGGACGCCAGGAAGGCGCCGCCGGAGGCGGTAATCGTCGGCAGGGGCGGGCAGGTGTTGCCCAGGTCCACCAGGTAGCTGGCGGAGTAGTGACGGGGGACGGACAGGATCTGGTCGATGACCTCCTGGTCCGTGACCGGCCGCCACAGAGTCTTGAAGTTCTCCACTGCTATCGTCTCCTCAGTAGGGGTCACGGTTCAGGATCACTGGACCAGGGTCGGGTCGAGGTTGTCGATCCACACGAAGGCCGCGTCGTGGCGGGGCTGTACGTCCGCCGACAGGATGCCGCGTACCCAGGTCTGGTCGTTCGCGAAGGAGGTGTCACCCATAGTCGTGGCGGCGAACTCGATGGCGCCGAACATGCCGATCAGCAGGTCGCTCCACATACCGCCGACCACGTAGGTCAGGTTGCTGGCGCTACCCTTGGAGCGGACGCCCGAAACCTGCGTGGACTTGATCACGGGGAACCCGGCCAGCGTGGCCGGGGTGTCGTCCCCCGCCTCGCGGATCAGGTTGAACAGGAACGGGCCGCGGTTGTCGCCCTGGCCCACGGCGTCCGCCCGCAGCTGGTAATACTTGTACAGCGTCTTCGGCCGCATCACGAACGCCTCGAACTCGGCGTTGTTCTCTTCGACCACCGCGATCATACGGTAGATGTCGATGCCCGTGACGTAGTCGCCGTTGGCGCCTTGCTGCGAGCTGTTGATCTTGTTGATGTTCTGGAAGTTGATGACGCCGCGGGGGCGGGTGTCGCCCCCCAGGCCTTCCAGGCCGGCCAGGTCCAACCCCAGGGCCAGGGACTTCGTCATGTCGTCCCGCAGCAGCGCCTCCGCAGCCGGGCTGGCGAAGCGGATCAGCTCGTTGGGGGCCTTGATCAGCACGGCCAGCTTCTTGGCCTGCAGCGTGACCTCGCCCGTCCCCACGACGGACTCCGTGATCGGGCTGTTCTCGCCGACCCAGTAGGTCGTGCTGGCAGAGGTCTGCCGCGGGTACTTGAGGCGGCCCTGCGGCGGCAGCGGCACCACGCGGGCGCCGGCGTTGACCAGGGCCTCCTTGTTACGGAGGAGCTCGATCAGCTCGCCCATCTCGGGCGGGGCCACGAGGGCGCCGCCCGTGAGCTCGTTCAGCCAGCTCAGGGCCTTCGTGCCCGTGTAGCCCTGGGCCGCGAGCTGCTTGCGGCGGATCCACTTCATCTCGTCCAGGTCGGCCTTCTCCGAGCCGGCGTAGACCATCGCCTTCATTTCCTGGCGGAAGTTCCGGTCCACCTGGTCCATCGGGAAGAAGGACGTGGCGATCGGGGCCAGGAAGCGGTGGCCCTGGCGGGTGGGTCCGCCGGCCCAGGCGAAGTCGTTCTCGCGGGTGCCCTTGACCGCCCGGTACAGGCGGTCGGAGATGTTGCACTCCTCCTTGGCCTGGTCCGGGGTGACGGCCTCGCTCATGACGCCGAGCATCTTCATGAAGCTGAAGCCGCGGGAGGTCATCGGGTCCTCGCCGTGACGAATCCACGGCGCCCCGTAGACCTGGCTGGCGTTCGGGTGCCCCTCCAGGGGGGTCTTGGACAGCTTGTCGATCACCACCCCGACGTTCTTCTGCAGGGTGGCGAAGTCGCGGTTCGTCTGCTGCACCATCTTGGTCAGCAGCTCGATGTCGTTAGCCATTGGCGTTGTGCCTCACTCTGTTACGGTAAGAAACGTCTAGCCGACAGGGCCGTTCCGGGGGCCCCGCCTTTCCTCAGCTTACGGCCACCCCGTTCAGCTGTTTCGCAAGGTTCACGATCTTGTCGTTGAAGTCCCGCATCTCCTGGCGCTTGTGCTCCAGGTGCTCCATCAGCAGGGACTTGTGGTCGATGCCGCCGATGCCCAGGTCGCCGTGGCCGCCCTGCTTGGTGACGTTGACGGCGTCCTCCATCTCCGCGAAGGCCGGCTCCAGGGCCTTGGCGAAGGTCGCGGCCTTGATCTGCGTCGGCTGGTCCAAGGTCTGGGCGTCGGCCAGCTTGACCAGGTAGCTGCCAGCCTCGCCGGCGTTCTTGCGGTGCCCCGGCAGGCCCACGCCCGCCTTGTTGGCGCCTTCCTGGACGCCGGAAGTCCCCTCGGCCAGGTTCTGCATCTCCGGGAAGGGCTCGACGCCCTTGCTGCCGATGTTCTCGTTGCGGCGCCGGTTCTTGGAGACCTTCTCGGCCTCGTCGCCGGGGTCGCCCACGCCGGGAATGAGGGACTTCATGCCGCCTTCCTCCTCCTGGGGCTGCTCTTCGTCCTCACCGAAGCCGCCGGCGCCGATGGCCTTGAGGTTCAGGCCGTGGTGGTGGGATTTCATGGCGTGCTCCCGGCTCCAGTCACCCGGGTGCATTTTGCTCAGCCCCGTGAGATGCTTGTGGGCGGCTTTGATCATGTGCCGCTCGTGCTTCTCCAGGGCCTTCTCGCCCCGATCCTGCTTGTCGGTGGACGTTTCCTCGTCCGTGATGTCGTGCTGGCCGGGCACCCTCTCACCCGAGTTGGAGTCGGGCTCGATGACGTTGGCGGCCTCGTCCTGCTCGGTCACCGGGTCGTCGGCGGACTTGCCCAGCACCTGGCTGACGCCGGTCGGGTCGATCTCCGGCAGGCCCTTCTTGCCCATGTTCTCGTTGCGCAAGTTGCGGCCCTTGCCGTCCTGGTCCTCGGCGCCGGGGTCGGGGCCGCCCGGCACGGCGGAGGCCGCCCGGCCCTTGGCGGCGCCGCCGTAGGCCACCTTGGGGCCGCCCTCCATGTTCTCCTCGCGCTTCTTGCCCTTGGAGATCCGCTCGGCCTCGCAGCCGGGCTCGTGCCCGTCCTCGATGCCGAGCAGGGCCTTCATCTGCCGGAAGGCGGCCAGCATGGCCTTCTTGCCCTCGTCGCAGGTGCACGGGTCCTTCTTGCACACCGGACACAGGGACTTCAAGTAGGCGGCCTTCTCCTCGGCGTCCAGCTCCTTCCAACGCCGCTGCAGGTAAGCCTTGCCCTCGGCGTCCTCCTCGTCGAGCGCCTTCCAGCGCTCCTGGAGGTACTTGCGCTCGCTCCACTTGGACATATCGTCACCGTTAGGTTTGTGGTTGGGTTCGTCGCCCTCTTCGACTAGCCAGTTGCGGTCGCCGGGGAGGGACTTGCCGCCGTCCACCTTGACCTTCCCCAGCCGTAGCGTCTCGTCCTCCCGGGCCTGGGGGGCGTACGCCTTCGTGTTCATGCCGATGACGGCCTCCTCCTCGGGGAACTCCTCCTCGGGGGCGGACGAGGCCTCCGTCGGCGGCGGCTCCTCCGGGTTGGGGAACTCCGGGAAGTCCTCCTCGCCGCCCTCCGCCCCGCCCAGCGGCGGCAGGTCCGGGTGGTGCTTCCCCATGTGCCCCTCGAAGTCCTCTAGCTCCTCGACAAGGTGTTCCAGCTTTTCCCGCAGCCGCCCCCGGACGGCCTCGTGCTCGAGGTGCTGCATCATCTTGTCGTACTCCTCCAGGAGTACGCTGGCGTCCGCGTGCAGGCGCCGCAGGACCTGTGCGCTGTAAGGCTCGGCGGGCGGTTCTTCGGGACCGCCCATCGGCCCCGGCGGTTCCGTGGCGCCGCCGCCCATGTCGGGCTGGCCGGGCGGGGGCATCGGGGGCATGCCGGCGTCCGGGGCCATCGGCGGCGCCCCGCCGGCGCCCGGGTCGGGGGGCAGGGCTTTGTAGTCGGCAGTCATGTTCCCTCCCAAGTGCTTGACTCGCTTGCGGCCGTAGGCTCGGGCCAGGCCGTCGATAGCTTTATCGTCGCCGGTGAGCTTGACCCGTTTCAGGCCGCCGTCCGCCCCCAGGTCCTTGTAGGACAGGCCGCACTTGGCGGCGGTGGCCTTTACGGCGTCCAGGTCCTTCGGGTGGACCCACAGGGAGCTGGAGCCCGGCGAGCAGTGCTTCAAACGGCGCCGCAGGCCCTTGACCTTGCGGTACTTCAACCGCGCCCCGGCCAGGCCCCCGCCCGTGTTTTCATTCAGGGCCGACAGGGACTTGATACCGGCCCGGCGGTTCAGGTAGTGACACAGCTCGTCGGCGGCGTTGCGGTCCTTGAACACGCCCCGCCTGTCACAGTCGTTGTCGCAGTCGGCCGCGGCGGGGTCGGCGTTGCGGTCCAGCCGCACGGCGTACCAGCCGTCGATGGCCATGACCGGGACCCACTCGTTGGGGGTCAGCCCCTTCCCACCTCGGTGGGCAGCCGCTTGGAACATTCGCTCTTGCGGCCCCGTCAGCGGGTGGCCGTTGGCTTCGCCGTCCTTGAGTATTTGCCGGGCCTTGGCGGGGCTGACCTTGTCACTGGGCTGGGCCTTGTAGTGGGCACGCAAGGCTTTCTCCTTCGGCTCCTTCTTCTCCGGCGGCTCTTTGTCGCCCGCCGGCCGGCCTACCCGTGTCTCCCCGCCGAAACCCATGTGTTCTTGAAATCGCCTCGCTCGGTGCTGGGCGTAGTAATCCTGGTGAGGTTTGTCTACCGTGCGGCGCTTGCGGGTGCCGTCCATCTTGACCCCCGCCCCGGGAAGGTCCTTGTGTCTGCCCCGACGGGCGCCCAAGCCCGGCTCCCAGTCGGGTGGCGGGACGGCCACCTTCCCCGTGTTCGGGCTCTGCAGGGCCTTGCTGCCGTAGCCGCTCACCACCTTCGTGTCCCGCACGACGTACGGCTGCAAAGACTTGACCAGGTACGGGCTGGGGGCGTAGCCGCAGATCTTCGGCATCGCCAGGATTTCGCGGACGGGGTCGCCGCCCCAGGACTTCCGGACCGTGTCCATGTTGGCCGGCAGCACGACCAGGGAGCTCTCCAGCTTCAGCGTCTTCCGCAGGTGTAGCCCC